CGAGATCAAAGGGACCGAATCCGCCGCCGTGAGGGAACTTGCCAAGTCTGGTGTGGTACCTGCCTACGACACGGTCATCGGCGGCAACGTGAAGAACATCTTGGAAGAGACTGGCCTGAAGCCGCGCTCTGTCGGCAAAGCCATCCTGCGTGTCATGGAAGCCGGTGCCAAGGCATCGGATGTCTCCGTGCGTGAGGCGATCTACAACCAGACGCTGAAGGAGACGGGCTACGACCCGGTCGCCAAGACCGGGGGCGACAGAGCCCTGGCCGAGCTACGCGCTCGGGAGATCATCAACTTCAGCCGCAGAGGCGTGTCGAGGACCGCCGACTACCTCATCCGCACCATCCCGTTCTTCAACGCCTACGCCCGCTCGATGGACAAGCTCATCCTCGCAGCGGCAGGCAACCCGAACGCCCAGCGCAGCATCGGCGCGACGACGGGGTATGCACGGAACCTGTTCTACAAGCGCATGGGTGTGATGCTCGCAATGGGCTTTGGCTACGCCCTGATGATGTCGGACGACGAGGAGTACCAGAACCTGCCAGACCACGTCCGGGATCGGAACTGGATCATCCCAGGGGGCAAGGAGCTTGGCTACGTGCCCGCCATCCCGCTGCCTGCTGAACTGTCGTTCTTCTTCAAGGCCATCCCCGAGCGCGTGGTGCAGTACTTCAAGCTCCAGGGCACGCCCGAGGAACGCGACGCGATGCGGGTGCTCAAGGAACTGATGCTCAACGGCGTCGACATCTTTTCGGCACCCAACATCACCCCGCAGGTTCTCAAGCCTATTTTTGAGAACCTCGTCAACTACTCGTTCTTCCTTGGCCGCCCACTGGAGTCACAGGCCCAACTGGCTCTCGACCCATCCGAGCGTTACGGTACCGGTACCTCCGACACGATGAAGGCGGTGTCTCGCACCTTCACTGACATCGCCACGTCGACGGGAATCGAATCCCTGAAGATCTCTCCGATCATGTTGGAGAACTTGGTGCGCGGCATGTTCGGCATGTCCGCAGGCATCGGTCTGAGTATCGCGGATGTCATAGTCAACCGGACGCGAACCGACCGCCCCCTGCATCAGCAGCTTATTCCGCAAATTACCGGTGCGTCAGCAGTGATGAAGGACCCCGTGGGGGTGCGGTTCCTTGACGAGATCTACAACCTCGACAAGTCTGTTGAGCAAGTCTACAACACGTACAACCGCAAACTCCAGAACGATCCTGACAGTGCTGAGAAATTCCTCAAGGACAACTTCGGCCTGTATGTCGTGCGTGGTGAAGTGCGTAGCACGATGGAGGCGATCCGTAATCTCAACGCCCAAGCCCGCGCCATCGACAAGATGACGGACATCAGTTCTGAAGAGCGTCGACAACTCATCAACGAACTTCGTGCCCAACAGAACGAGATCGCTCGTGATGTCTACCGACTACGCCGTCAAGTGTCCGAAGAACAGCGGATGATGGACGCGTCAAGGTAAAAAAGAGCCCCGAGGAGCAAGCTCAACCCGGGGCTAACTAGGAGACGCACAGTCAACAGTGTGAGCCATTGACGGGCGGGACTATAGCACCCTCCAGACCCTGATGCCAAGCAGGTCAGCCTCGATGCGCTCTTCGACCGCTATCCGCATGCCCTGGGCCGTGTAGCGGGCCTTGACTATCTCGCCCAGTTGGGCGGCGGTGAGTGTCGGCAGGAAGAAGCTCTGGCCCGGTGCCAACCACTCGGGGAGTCGGTACTCCGCCCCCTTGTAGACCAGCCTGCTCTTAACCAGCCGTGGGGGTCGGTCCCGCGAACTCTTCGACATCGAAGTTCAGCTTCTTCTTGGCGTCGACAAACTCGATGACATCCACCGCTCCAAAGTCGGTGCGCCACCCTGCACCCATACGCTTTTTGCTCAGTGCCATCGTGCCCCCTGTCTCACGGCTGTAGGACGCGTACAGTTCCTTCACGTTGATGAAACTCTGCGCACACCACTTCGTGAACTCCTTCTTGGAGATGTACAGCACGTCACTGTCAGGCTCATAACGGATCAACAACTCACCCATCGGTTCAAGGATAGGCCTGTCGTTGAGGCCCACCGACGTAGGCTTCTTGTTGATGATCAGTACGTTGCGGATGTTCTTGTTGATATAGGCGGCTACGGTATTTGCGGTTGTGGTGGCGGATACGTTCTGCTCCGCAGTGGCAGTCTTGACCAGACCGATGAGCTTCTTGATGATCCTTGGGATGTTGTACTGAGTAAGCCCGAGGTGGTTGGTGATGACGCCCGCCGCTGCAATACACACGGCGTTGTTCAACTTGAATCGCTCGGTCTGGCTCCATGTGCCCATGCTGTATATCTTGTCGCGGGTCTGTTCCCATATGTCTTTGGTCTCATCCAGATTGGGGATGACGTAGCGCATGAAGATATCGCCAGCATGGCCGTAGTTGAACAGCAGCTTGTCAAACAGCTTACGGGTCTCCAGCACGTCAGAGGGTACGGGTGTCGTCAGGTGGATCTCAAGGATACGCGCCAGTTCTCCGGCAGGGTCACTCTTCAGCGTCATGAGCCGGTCTTCAACCGTTGAGTTGCTCGACCAGATGGACATTTGCTTCCAGCGAATGTTGTTCACACGCTCCATGTTGCGGCCAGCTTCCTGCGTATTGTTGTAGAGAAGTTCAGACAACTCGGTCGGCTCTGCGTTGGTCATCTCGTCCAGCGTGCCAACGATGCCGTTCATCACACCAAGCCGGTGCACCTTGGTCAGGGTCTTGTCCTGCGCGTCCTTCATCATCGACACAGGGTCACCCCAGATAGCATTTGCCACACGCAGGATGGTGGTCTTGCCTGTGCCTGACTTCTTCGAGTAGAAGTTGATGATGCCGCCGTTCTCAGGCGACAGGTGCATGAGTGCACTACCAAACCCGGCGAGCACCCCGATCGCATGGTAGTCCATCGCGGGGTCGTTGTACTTCGCGGCGACTTCCTTCCAGACTTCGAGTGAGCCCTTGGGGGTCAGCCACGGCACGTAGTTCTCGATGGGCTTGGCGATGGGTGTGTAGACCACACCTCGCTTTGTGTACTCCCGGTTCCCTATGACGAACGTATCGTCAGGAGTCCAACCGAACCTAGTTCTCATTGTGTCTGCCTTTTCTTTGAACTGGAGGTCTTTGATCATCAACCCAAACATCTGCTGAAGTGACATCAGTTGTCTAGGTTCAAACGCAATCACTCCCTCGCGGTTCACCGCCTCCTTGAATTTTTCCGCCGCTGCAATCTCACTTTGGAGAAGACTGAACTCTCGAACGTCGCCATGAGGTAGATGGTGCCTAGCCCACAATGTGTCACCCCCACCGGTGCCGTCGCGCATCCGCTTGTAGATGTAGATGTCATGGTCGTATATCTTGACCCGCTTCATCCCTTCTGCGCTGTGCATGTCATGGTAGATGCCGCCATTCACCCCACGGGAGAACGGCATGGGGTACGGAGGGATCTCAACGGTCTCGTCCTCGACTTCAACATGCAAGGGCTTGGGTGGTGCCACCTTGATCTCAGAGCCGAGCTGGATCGGTGACTTGATGCGCCCGATGTGGGGGCAGCCTGCGCACAGGTGCGCGTTGTCGAGCCCTTGGAAGGTCTCGCAGGTGTACGGGCCCTTGGTCAGCGCTGCCTTGCGTTCGGTCTCCTCGGGGCTGTAGTTGGGGTGGTTCTTGGAGATCTCGTGTATGGCCCAGTCCCGGTCCTCGCAGTGCTGCGCCACCGACAGCACGGCACGCCATACGGGCTCAGGGATGGCATCTTGGTTCGCCGCTGCCTCGGCGATCTGGGCGCAGCCCTCGCCGTTGTTGGACTTGATCCAGATGGTCTCGAACTTGCTGACCCGGTTGGGGTCGATGTAGAGCTTCTTGGTCTCGTCAGACACGCCGCCCGACAACGCACGGGCCTGGGCGAACATGTCCACCTCGGGCGCACCGAGCGCGTCACGGATGGCCTCGAAGGCGTGGTACTTGACCGGTGTGAGCAGGACAACCGGTGTGTCGTTCTTCCGGTTCAGGGTGCCCGGTATGCGCAGTACCCGGACGATGTCGGCAGTGCAGGATCCGTCAACAGCGAAACCTTCTTTGACACAACGGGCTTTCAGGACTTCAGCTACCGCCTTCCATTCATGGACCGGTGCGGGGTCTTGCAGGTACCAATGTGCGTGAATCCCATTACCAGAGTCGATCACCGTCGGCTTTGGTAGACCTACAGTCTTGCAGAACTCACGTAGTGCAGTTAGGCCAGCGGCCTTGTCAGCGTGGGGTTTCTTGGGCCCACAATCCACATCGACGTAGAACTCCTTCTTGGCAACTGCGTTGTCAGCAACGGCTTCTTTGGCCGCACCAAAGCCAGCAGTAGCGTAGTAGACATCCCACCCATTATTGTTGAACTCTTCAACCGCTTCCGCCATGTTCTCGGCGGATGAATACATACGGTTGTAAACCAGAGCCTCTTTGAGGGGAACTTTCTTGACAAGCCGGAGGGAGTACCGTGTGCCATGTGGGAGAACATTCTCGAAGAACTCTTGTGGAGACATGTTGGCACGGGGTTGACCACGAACGCGCCGAGCGTTGTGGGAGGTGCATGGGTGCCCGGTCAGGGCAGAGCGAGGGTCGAACGGTAATACGCCAAGACCTTGGAGCGCAAGTGCTTGGACACATCCCGCTGGCCGGAGAACCAGAGATAGATCGCGGTCTTGGTCACACCAAGGTCCGCAGCCACTTGGTTCACCGGGATGAGCCTGTGGATGCACAGGCGACCAAGCTGAACACCGAGCAGGCTCGGGTCAGCGTCGGCATTGCGCCGGATGATTTTTGTGGTGTACATGGTGTTGGGTGGGGGCGGCCCCGGCGCAACCCGGGGCTATCGCAGGCACTGGGAGACACTCGTCAAACCCTGCTCACGGCGCTGACCGCCGCCCCCGCTGATCAGTCGTCAGCGTCGTCGCCCCATGCGGCGAGGATGGAGTTCACGTTCGGGCCGTCAGCGACGGTCACCGTAGGCTTGGACTCACGCACCACCGGAGCGGCCTCGGCGGGGGCTGGCGCGGCCTTGTTGACCTTGAACGAAGCCGGTGCAGGGGCAGGGGCCGGAGTGAACTTCGGAGCCGGTGCGGGGGCTGGAGCGGGTGCAGGGGCCGGTGCAGGAGCGGAAGCCTCCGGTGCATTGTCCATGTCTGCGATGCTCATGGTCACGGCGTTGACAGCCTCAAGATCGTTCTGTCGGTCGACAGCGATCCGGTACTCCTCTTCACTCAGCGGACGCACCGCGCTGAATACCAGCTTCATGTTCGCCGTGGCGTCGAAGCGCATCTCGGTCACGACGGCATTGATCTCGACCCCGTGCCCGCCGAGGAACCGAGCGTACTGCTGAAGGCCCATCTTGCGGCCCTCGCCCTGGCCGAACAGGCTCGACGCGTTGATGCTCAGGGCGTAGATGTCACCCTGCATGTCGTTCTCCAGAAGCAGTGCCACCGGGCGGCTGTACCGGCAGGCCTTCGACTCATTCGTCCCGGAACCCTTGATGTCCATCGGGCACCCTGCACAGGTGCGGTGCTGCGGTTCCTTGACAGCAGCGTGCGGCTTGACGCCGTCCTCGCTCCAGCATTTGGGCCGGGCCTTGACGCCCTTCTCGTAGGTGGTGCCGTAGAAGGTGCGGCGGTTCGCATCCGCGCTGCGGATGACGATGACGTTCATCGACCGGTCTTCGTTGACGGCGACTTCCTTGCCGCCGACGAGCATGTGCCAGACGTTGTTCTCGATGCTGATGCGCTTCGAGTTGCCGCCACCCATGAGCGACTTGGTCAGGGGGCTGAGATCCGCACTGCTACGGCGCAGGTGCGCCGGGAGTTGGTTGCCGGTTTGGAAGAGAGTGAGTTCAGACATTTCAAGACCTCCTAATGGTCACGGTGTACTTCGACTCGGTGTTGAGTCCCTTGGGCATCTTGTCGGGATTGGCTTCAAGCCAGTCTTTCATAGCCCGTTGTGCGATGCGTCTTTCTAGCAGTTCAAGAGCTTGGTTCTCCTTGATGAAGTTGTGCATAGACTCCCAGTCGGAAGTCCAATACGACGTTTTGACATTGCGGATCACAGTGCCCGCTCCAGTGCGGATGCTATCCGCACCCGCTTTCTTGCACACGTCCATGAGCATGTGCTCGATCATTTCCATCTGATCCTTGATAGCCTTGTCGTCTTCCTCGTACTTCTTGGTCAGCGCAGCGCGTGCGTCACGCATCTTGATGAAAGCCTTGACGAGCTTTTCTGTGGGCACCTGGGGTGCCTCGGTTTCCTGTTCCATGTGGCCTCCTGTGGGGAAGGGTTCAAAGTTTACGGGTGAACTTTGGGGATGTCAAGCACCTCCTTGTACAGATCGAGCAGGGACGCCATGTCCTCGGTCTTGTTGTCCAGGGACTCGTAGAGCTTGCGCTCGACGCTGCTGCCGCAGAGCCTGACCACGAGGCAGGGGTTCTTCTGGCCTGCCCGGTGCACGCGGGCATTGGCTTGGTGGTAGATCTCGTTCGACGTCACAGGGCCCCACCACACGACGGTGTTGGCAGCGTGCAGGGTCACCCCGTGCGAAGCCGCCGCAGGCTGGATGAGCAGTACCCTCGGCTCGGGCTGGGTCTGGAACTCGTTGAAGATCCGCGTGCGCTGCGCCACCGGGACGCTGCCGTCGATGACGGCGACCGCATACCCATCCCTCTTCAGCCGTTCTTCGAGCACTGTGATCGCATGCCGGTAAGGCACGAAGATCAGCACCTTGTGGGTGCTCTCGTCAATCGCTTCCAACAAAACGTTGTAGCGGTTAGTGATGTCGAACTCTACCGTGTTGCCATCGTCAGAATACACCGCACCGGACGAGACTTGCAGGAGCTTGTTCATGTTCGTCGCTGCGTTCACCGACGTCACCGTCTCAGTGCCTGCCGACATGATGCACTGTTCCTTCAAGAGCTTGTAGTACTTGAGCTGCTGCGGGGTCAACGCAACCTCTCGTGTGGTGTACAACAACTCTGGCAGATCAAGGCACTCTTCTTTGGTGAACCGTATCGCGGGCTGTAGCACGCGGTTGACGACCTCCTCAGCGTTGGCTTTCTTCTTCCACTTGAACTGCGTGGCCTTGTACATGACCATGTCGCGGAACGTGTAGAAGTACCTTGGCACTGCCTCGGGGTTGAGCATCTTGGCGATCCCATAGGCGTCAGTGGGCGCTTGGGACGCGGGCGTGCCGGTTGCCATCCACAGCCATGTGGTGGGGGTAATGAGCCCGTTGATCGTCTTCCAACGACTCGTTGTCGCGGTCTTCACCGCGTTGGCCTCATCAATGATGATGAGATCGAAGCCCCCGGCCTTCAGTTCTTCGAGCACCGTCTGTACGCCATCGAAGTTGATGATGACGAACTCGGCGTCGGACTGGATGACCTTGACGCGCTTCTTCCGATCACCGTAGGCGACATCGACGCGTCGGTGCATGACCACCTTGAATAGGTCTGCTTGCCATGCCGATGACATGATAGACAGAGGACAGATGACAAGGACTCTTTTGATGTAGCCCTTACTCATCAGGTAGTCAGCCGCCCATGCAAACGACGCTGTCTTTCCTGTACCCGGGTCGTTGAAGCAGAAGGCCCGCTTGTGTAGTGTCAAGAACGACGCCGTAGTCTTCTGGTGGTCGAAGGGCTTATAGATCCCCGGCCACTTGTAGCGCCGCTCGATGGGGGATGGCACTCCCTTGACGCCCAGGTTGCGAAGGACCCGCGCTTCGTCAAGTCCCCACGACACCAGCACCTCGGCTCCGCCCGGGTACTGTGCCACAACAGCGGACTTAGGCAGCGTAGCCAGCACCCGCTCAGGGTGCCGGAGCTTCAACAACAATGCTTTGTTGTCAATGATCTGCATGGTTATTCCAGAGCAAACTTACTCTTCTTCGCCATGTGAATCAGCCGGAGTGCCTGTGTCTTGGCATCGTCCAATGCGTGGTGCCCAGTCCCTACCCGCTCGATGCGGTCGTGGAGAAACATCGCGCACATGGTCCGGTAGCAGCGATCGTTCCAGTAGTTCCACGGCACATCGTGTTTGATAGCCCGGTACGCAGCGGCGAGCAGTGCGTTGTCGAAGTTGGCACCGTTACCCCAGACAACCGCGTCATCCAGCGGGGGCATCCACACTGCGAGCTTGATCAGGGCAATGTCGAGCCCGGTGGTACCACTGAACGCGGCTGTTCTCGCAGCCTCAGACTGCTTGCTCCACCACTCAAGGGTGCTCTTCTGGGCCTTCAGACCGAAGGTCTTGCATGACTCTGGATTGATAGAGACATAGAACTCTTCTCCCAATCCCTCCTCGACGCTGAACTTGACAGCACCGATAGAAAGGATGGTATCCCCCGGTCTTGTGCCGAGTGTTTCAATGTCTACCATTACGTGTCGTTTCATTGTGGCTCCTAGACAAACGAAAACCGCTTGAGGGACAAGGTCCGTCAAGCTCTATGCCCCGAAGGGCGGACAAGCCTAGCATCTTGCGATGCTAGGCGGATGAGGACAAACCCGGGGTCAGCCCCCGGACTTCGGTCCCTTGAAGTTCCTTGCGCTGTTCGCGCTGAAGCTCTTGAGCTTCACATTCCCTGGCTTGCTCTTACCACCGTCCTTGATAGGGACAACGTGGTCGAGCGCCTTACCCTTGCGGGTTGCTTTCCCATTCTCCTTGTCCCAAGCACGGCGTGCACGTTGTCGTTCGCTCTGCTTTGCTCTTCCACCATTGGCAAGAAAGTCAGCGTACTCTTTCTTGTGGTCCCGGTCCTTGGGGTCTTTGTACGGCATTTCAACCTCCGTTCAGTCCATTGTGTGGACAAGACATCACCACGCAATGACGGCGACACAGCCCCGATGGACTCGGGTTCCATACGCCTGTGCGGTGTGCGTTCTCAAGCCGCTTGACATCAGCCAGCCAGCCTTGCCAGTAGACTTGCTCTTGCTCCGCAGAGTAGGCCGCAGGTTTGAAGGAGTTCGCCACGACAAACAGCAGCCCTGCCTTGACCTTCTTGACAGATGGGAAGTGCTTGAACACCATCAAGGCCATCAGTTCGAGCTGCGCTGTGTCCGCGTACTTGGCAGACTTGCCGGTCTTGTAGTCCACCACCCGTGCAACCCCGGTCTCGTGGTTGACGATGAGCAAATCGGCGATGCCCCGGCACCAGACGTTCGGGTCTTTGAACCCGCAAGGCTCGAAGTCCTTGGTCAGGCCCATCTCGTACTCACAGTGCTTCTCCCCGGGGAGAGCACGCAGCATGTCAAGCTGGGTTTTGACATAGCTGAACTCCGGGGGCAGTGGCTTACCGTCCCGGACGTAGTGCTCTGCCGCCTCGTGGAAGTTGGAGCCGTAGAGCGTGGCCTCGGTGTACTCCGGCTCCTTGTAGTTCCGAGCTACTTTGATCTCGAAAAACTTTTTCGCACAAGTCTTGAACGACTTGAGGGACGAGTACGACCAAGGTCCGGGTAGGCTCATGACGTGGCGGAGCGAGCCATAGGCCCGTTCTCCATGATGGACAGCGTGTGCTGGAGGATACGCGCTTCTGCCCCAAGTTGCAAGGCAAACTCACGGGCCTCGGCATACCGGTGCTCAAGGCACAGGTCATGCGCCTTCCGCAGCATCTGCTGGATCTTCATCATCGGCATCGCGTAGTCGACGATGTCATCAGTCGTCATGCAGCTCTCCATAGTTGTAACCCCACTTCGATTCACAGTTGATCGGGCACCCCTGTGCCCACGAAGGTACGTAGCGCATGCAGGACTCGACGTAAGCCCGAGCCGCCTCGCGCTCTTCCTCCCGTGCCAATGCTATCACGCTGTCATGCACAGTGAGTTTGACGGGGAGCTTACGGGCGATGCGCTGCATCTGACTCATGACGATGATACGCGCCAGTGCCTGCACCACGTTCTCGATCAACTTCCCACCGTAGATGTCCACCAGCCCGGTGTCATCCTTGTACCTCCACTTCATCCACTTGCCATCGGTGTGACGATGTAGTTGTGGGTAGCTGATGTAGAGCCCACTGGGTAGCTTGACCCCACGCTTACCCTCGATCAATACCGCACCTTCACGCCCCAGCCACATGCTCTCGTTGTGGTACATAGCGCGGACAGCGTCTTCACCCCGTGCCCAGAGATTGACGATCATAGGCACGCTGTCACGGTAGGTCTTGATGATCTTCTCGCACTCATCGAGTTCTAAGTCTACCGAAGGTGTTGCAGCCTTCAATGTCACCTTGAGCTTGTTGGCACCTGTCTGGTAGCCGCATCCGAGCGTCACTGTCTTGCCGACGAAGCGTTCCAGCTTGTCCGCCTTGGTCACCGTCTTGCCGTAGATCTTGGTTGCCAGCTTGCAATACACATCGACTCCGTTGGCGAAGTCGTTGACGAGATCCTCCTGCCCAGCCAGCCACGCAAGCACCCGCGCCTCGATGTTCGATGAGTCGCAGTCGATGATGGCATAGCCCGGGGGTGCCTCGATGCAAGCCTTGAGGTTGGTGCTGCCTCGTGATGGCAGGTTCTGGAGGTTGATGCCGTCTGAGTTGTGCACCAATTTGCCATTAGCTACGAACCTGTGCCGAGGCCCACAATTTTTTATGTCATATACTGGTACGAGCATATTTTACCCTCTGTAAGATTTCGTCATCTGCCGCTCCCTGTTTAATCCAGATTCGTATGGTTTCGTAGGTCAGATCTGGGCGTTGAGCTTGCAGGCTCCTTATCCGCTCTCCCTGAGCGGTCCGTTTATGCATGCGTTTGTTTCGCGCTTGTTCAGTGTTAGTAGCCCACCGTAGGTTCCCCGGTTCATAATGTGCGTTATTATCTATACGGTCTATAGAATGCGCACTGCTGGGTCTAGGACCTAAGTTTTGTAATACCCACTCAACAAATGTACGGATCGTGGGGAACCTGAACTCTATGCCTCTACCACCATAGTTCGGATACGCAGCGTTGTTTTTATTCACGCATCGCCCTTTGGCGCCTACCCCTATTTGGGATACTAGTTCGAGTTGCTCGTATCCAAACTGTGCGCGTAATGGGTCGGACTCTAATTTTTGCTTGTTTACCTTAAGCGCGGCTTGCGAACCTTTTATCGCAAGCTCAAGACGTATCTCTGGCGACATTTTAGCTGCGCGTTCTTTAGAAGAACACGACAAACACTTTTTGGTTCCCGCTATTAGGTCAGATACTCTAAATCGTTTTTCTATGCCACATTGGCACCGCATCAGTACTCTACTTGCGTAGGTGGTGTGCAACGACTCTAGCGGAGTCAACGTCGTTGTCGGAAGGATTTCTAGTAGTTTTGATTCTACATTGTCTCTGCATTGCTTCAAGTAAGCTGATCTCGCCGGACTCGGTGAATACGACATGCTCTGGTGTTCCTGTTACGCTATCCCAAGATATGACTTCGCGGTACCCGCTGAACTGAACCCCTTCATGTTCAACGAATGCCTCTCCGTCCCATACAAGGTCATCGGCTAAGACATCTACGATGCGCTTGCTGACAACAGCCTGTTGACCCGGATCATACACTAGAACCTGAGTTTCGGCTACTAGACAGCCCGACGAGCGCTTCGTCCGGGCATAGGCGTACTTCAGTGGCACCGGGAACGCGGGGTCGCGCTTGGAGATGTTGATGAACCGCTGGGTGCGTGTCTCCTCCAGGGTGCTCTTGACGCCCATCCGGGCAGCGACGATGGCCTGCACCCGCTCGTCCTCATGTTCGAGGAGTTCCTTCAGGCCCGGGTCAGACTTGGCGAAGGCGTAGGTCATCTTGCCCGTGGTCGGGCTGATCTTCATCGGCGGGTCAATGCCGAAGCCCTCCAGCAGTTCGGCGAACTTGACGTTGCTCATCAGGTCTGCGGTCTCGACCCCCGCTGCCTCCAGCAGCGCCGCCTTGCGGGCCTGCACCGCTGCGAGGTGCGCCTCCAGCTTGCCTTGGTTCAGTCTAAGCATGGGCTCGGTGAACATGCGCAGGTGCAGGTCGATGAGCTTCAGCTCCTCCAGGGGGTAGGCACCTCGGTTGTCGGCGTTCTCAGGGTCGTACCATCCCCCAGACATGAGAGACCATAGGTCGTAGCACAGGTCGACGTCTTGCAGGCAGTACTCGGCGTACTGCTTGAACTCCCCCGGAGACATGTCGGTGCGTCTGCGGCCCATCATGTTCATGACATAGGTACCCTTGTCCGCCAGTCCGTAGCGCTTTGCCAGCGCAGCCAGTGAGTTCCCTCGTGCGCTGAACATCGCCCGGGACATGGACAGCGTGTCCAGCCAGACCCTGGGCCGCACGCCGAAGCGCCACGACAGGATGGCACCGTCGAAGAGGGTGTTGTGCGCGAGCACCGCGTACTCCCCCCAGGGTACCTTGTCACACCACTGTTTGATCTCAAGGTGGGTGCCGGTCACGACTTCCTTCGTCCCATCCGGCCACCGCACGCCCAACATGATGACTTCAAAACGTGGGTCGCGCACGTACTCTTCGGTGCTCAGCTTGCTGAGGGAATACTCACGGTCATAGTAGGTCTCGAAGTCAAGTGTGATTATCTCCATCAAGTGTTCTCCCAAAGCCAGCGGTCGAGGAGTTCCAAGGTGTCTTCTCTGACAACGATGGCTGCGCCTCCCGCCTGATGAATTTTTGTCATCTCCTGCTCTTGCAGCGCCGTTGGTTTGTTGAACCCTGCTTTGCACTCGACACCCAAGAACTTCCCACGATGACACACGATGATGTCTGGAATACCTGAACGTCCATAGCCTCCCATGACAGGGAAGAAGTAGTACCCTTTATGTTTTTTAATAATCTCAACGGCTTTCGCCTTGACTTTCGACTCAGGTGTGTTCGCCATGTTTTCTCGGTTCTAGTGAGGCAGCGTCCCAGAAGTAGACGCGAGGTTTCGTGGGGTGTGCAGGCTCGTCATAACGCACGAACCCCTCAGCGTGAAATGCGAAGAGGTATGCACGGATTGTGTTCAGGTGCATGCCTGTGACCTCCGCCAGCTCCCGCGCTGTGCGTGGTTGCTTGATCAAGAGAGCGATGAGGTCTGCTATCTTCGGTGGGTGGTCGGTGTTGTATGGCATCAGAACAGTGCCTCCTCACCTTGCCCACGCTGTGCGCGGTCTTGCTTGGCGAACCACCGTGCGACCAGTACGCGCTCCGCGTCGGTCTTGAATGGCCACGCCCAGCGGGCAAATGTCAGGCCTGATGGGTGCATCACTCTCTCCACAACAGCAGGGCGAAAGCCCCGATAAGGTTGGCAGCGGCGATAAGTTCGATCATGGTTTGTCCTTTGTTGGCGGGTTCCAGGCCCAGATGACGGCGTTGACTTGCGTCTTTCCACACCGTGTGATCAGGCCTTCGTCTTCCAGAGCCCTGCGCCAGCGGTAGATGACACCTCTGTCGAGCCCAGTCAGTGTAGCCAGCTCGTCAACAGTTCTCGGTGCCTTGACCCAGAGCGCCAACATGTCGGCCCACTTCTTGATGTTCTCAGACCTTTGCACGGGTTCTCCTCTGGATCTCTCTGTCGATGTACCACCGGGCCTTCTTGAGGTCTTCGATGGCGTCGGCTTTGAGGTCTGCACGCCAGATGTACTTGACGGCGTTACCCAAGCAGAAGTTCATGTGTTCGGTGATTTGTATGCACTCGACACCTGACGGGTGCTCGGTGTAGTGTTGGGGGTGGTTGACGGGGTCGTGCATGTTGGTATCCTCATCTCACACGGGACCCCTTCAAGGTCCCACGGGCCTGTCCATGTCTGCCGCTCATGCGGCGGGTCGGTGAATCTGCGGCAGGTGTTGCACTCGGCAGCACCGTACCCTGCGCAGCGTGCGACGTCGGCGGGGAGGGTCATGTCTGCGCCTCCAGTGCTGCCCGCGCTTTGGCGTACGCTTCGCGCAGTGTTCTGCTGAGCCTGACTTCAGCAGTCCGTACCATCTCCCACGCCTTTTGCCTGCGGTCTGCGTAGATCCACCACGGGTAGAGGTGGGCCTTGAGTCTTCTGATGCGAGTGCGTTGTTTCATGTCTTGCTCCTCGCATTCCAAACCACCGTGCCAACGCTGCACAGCACAGATGCAGCGAACGCGCAGAGAGATGCCCAAAACACCCACCCATATTCCGGTTTGCGTATGCCCGCGATCTCAACGATGCACTGCACGGCAAACACAATGGCGGTGATATGGACCGCTGCACGTAGCCAGAAGTAGTCGATCTTTTTCATGTCTTGCTCCTTATCCACCGCCACAGCGGCAGCAGTGCCAGCCCGGTGACGAAGCCGCGCAGGAAGGCGCGGAGTTTCATGTCTTGCTCCTTGCTCTGATCTGCTCCGCACACTGCTGTGCGATACCCTCAACGCTGGCGTGCTGGTCGCAGATGTCGGCGCAGGCTTCGCGCTCTGCTGCGGCGACGAGGGCGGCGAAACGATAAAGCGCCGCTGGTGGCGTAAATCCCTCTCTCCACCCCGCCTCACGCCCCATGCGGATGATGTCTTCTCGGGTCATGTCTTGTTCCTCGCTCTGATGGCGTCGGCGCACTCAACGGACGTGCCCATACGCTCCGTAGTCGTCGTCACAACGTGTAGCGCATCACACACCTTGGCGCAGGCTTCGCGCTCTGCTGCCAGCAGCGCGTAAGCAAAGCGCCGGAAGTGCATCTCAGTGCCCCAATGCTGGCCGGCAGTGTCGTTCATCAGGCTGGCGATTTCGTCGTCAGTCACATCGCCTCCAGCACAGCAGCAATCATCGCCAGCACGAACACGACTGCGGAGCCGATGATCGCCCACTTCACGAAGTCTGGGCCAACAGGCTCGTCGTCCGCGCCCACATCAGTGCAGGGCTCTGCGGCCTCAGGGTGGCGTCCCTGCTGATCGCATCCCAAGGGCACGCGGCGCACTGTAGGCTCGGTGCCGTCGTCAAACTGAGTGTCTGTGTAGCGTATGGTCACGGTGTGATCCTCCTGACAGGTTGAGCCAGCAGCCACTTGTCACCCAGGCTGCGGATGGAGCGGACCCACGCCCGCTGGTTGTGCCGGTCGGTGCGGCGATTGCCGGAGGCCCACAGGATGCGGGCTCGGCG